GCTCGGACAGATAAGTGTTTGAATTAAAGTGAATGATGATGATATCCCAGTAGGTGTGGCTAGTTCCATGCGTCCACACCCCCACCCTCGTCTTTCGACTACCGCCGGTCGTCAAGCTGTCTTTGAGAAACCGACCCTCTCCTCTAGGAAAGTCTTTCACAGCGCTTAAAGCACGTTACTCGACAACGCGTACAGCAAAATGCTGCAGCATAATTGGAATCGTAACATCAATTGAAGCAAGCAAACGATTCCATAAAGTCAAGCCACCTGAACTGGCTGACAAGAAAATATTTATACATGTGTTCAATAACACATCGCCTAGATACCCGATGACGTCCATTCCCCAGCCTGTTCTCGGACTTACTTTAGCTTTGAGCCTACCCGCGATAAAATCACGAGTCCAAGATTTAGGTTTTCGTTTTAGCTCTAAAGGATTAAAATTCTTAAAAGCTAGCTCTGGGGAAGTACTCAGTCTACAAGCGGTTAAGGAATAACCATCTACTGGTAGCAGCACAAAGGTTTTTCCTTTTTTGGAATTTGAGGTAGGTAAAGTTATGACCGAATCACCTATAGAATAGTTACTTTCATCAACAATCATAAAATATCCTTTATGCGTCGAGAAAGAACTGTCAACCATACCCCATTTACCGTAATGAGTAGTATTTTTAAGGTCCTGCAAAGTAGGGAACCACTTCCACCCGCGTGCCTTCGCGGTAGCGTAAGCTTGTCGCCCAATCGCTACGGTCCCTCTATTGTTCACACTTGTACCATGTGGTAAGTGAAGGTTGTCAAAATGATCAAAAGTATAGATATACTTGATCCATTTCGGATACTTATTGGCCCGATCAAAATCCATCGTAGATATGGCGAAAGAATAAGCCGATCTGGGCTCAACCCCGATCTTTGCTACATAGTCAGCCCATTCCTTGTAACCTTCCAGATCTAATAAATCCAGTTCATCTATTGATTTCTCACTCGAGCCTGGGACAGTATCAAACGCCTTCGTACCACCGTCCAGACTAATACCACCAAATAACACATTTTGAGATAACCACCTATCGAGGATTTGATTCGTCATTCCTACCGTACCGGCAATTGCATCTTTCTTGAACTGTCTTAGGAACCATGATGCGATCATATCTTTATCGAGTCGCTCAGCAAATAGTTTCCACTTGTTAAAAATTGAACGACAACGCTCCGCACCTACCACTTCCTTTTCAGAGATAGGATTACGCCACAGTATTGAAGTTACTGATCTAGCAGGGTAACCTGTTACTATCCCCTTATCATAGACACGACGCAAGTACTCGTCACGCCTATTATCAAGAAAGAACTTACCCGGGTTGACATCAAGACCGAAACTTTCGT